CTTTTTCTGCTGTTCCATCGCCTTCGCGGCTCAGGACAGTCAGCACCACCTCTGCAGGTGCCGGACTGGTTGCACTGGCATCTGCCACACGTCCGTCCGCACTTCTGGCGTGAAATTCATAGGCTCCCGTCGGGCCAGCAACCGACAACCCCTCAAACGCAGCAGGGATGCGCTGGCGTAGCGCCTCATCATCTTCCATCACTGCGGCGACCGGCGGTACTGCATCATTATCAGCAGGCACTACAGTCAGGCGTTTCACGTTGCAGTTGGCTGCCAGCTGCTCAAGATCATTTCCCATCGAATAGGCCACCATCACCGCCTGCGCAGCCTCGTTAATACGCTGGCGCAGCAGGATTTCGCGGTATGTGCTTTCCTGCAGCAGCTTGGTGACGGGTTCAGATTCCAGCGCCAGCGTGCGCCGCACCGCGTCCTGTTCATCCACAGGATAAAGAGCCACAAAAGCGGCCTTGCGCTCAGCCAGCAGCGTCTCAAAATCCGGCACGTCCACTATCTGCGGCGCGGGCAGCCGGGAAAGGTCAATCACTGCCATTGTCTGCTCCTGTAGTTACCGAAAGTGAAACCGGCGCGCCGTTGTTGCGCTGCCCGGTAAGCTCAACCACCATAGAGCCGTCAAAATTGCCGTTGATGGTGATGGAGTCCAGCGTAAGGCGCGGCTCCCAGCGGTTCAGCGCCACATAGACTGCAGACATAATCTGCAGGCGCAGTGCCGGGTTCTGCGGCTGGTCAATCAGGGCTGACAGTAGGGAGCCATATTCCCGGCGAGCAAGACGACTGCCCTGCGGCGTCAGCAGAATATCCCGCACCGACTGGCGCAGATGGTCGGTATCTGCAATGACCTGCCCGTCATTCCTGCTCATACCGATATACAACGTCATACCGGACCTCCCGATGTATCCCCGCCTGACTTAACGCCAGTGTGACCGTGTTTATCCATCACGACCCCGTTAGAACTCATTGCGCCGCCGCCCTGGGTGACGCCGCCGTTGATCACCACCTCGCTATTAATGCGTGTTGTGTCAGCCTCCACCACAAACTCACCGGTTTTTAGGGTGATATTGTCCGCCGCCTCGATCACCATGGATTTGATACCCCGGACATGCCACCTCCCGGTGGCGGGTTCGTACTCAAACCAGCCCCCGTCCGGGTACTCCGTCACGCAGCCGTCCACAGAATCCGACGGCGGCGCAAACTGATTGGAGTAGATGGCGGGCAGCACAAAAGCGGTTTCCAGATTGCCGCCCATGCTCAGCACCACCACCTGCTCATCCGGCGACGGGCACCACCATGTACGGGCACCACCGGCACGCAGCGTCAGCCAGTTAATCCAGTTAGTTTCAAGCTCGCCCACTTTCACCCGGCACAGCCAGTTTTCCCGGTCCACTTCGGTCACGGTGCCGGTGCGGATCAGGTTGGTGATAAGGCGCATGATTTCGGTCAGTTGTGCATTCATAACGAAAGGTTGCCATCAGAGGGAAAAGGGAGGCAGCGCGGGCGCTTGTGCCAGCAGTGGCACAAAGATCACCCCGCCAGCCAGCGCAGCAGAGTGTCACGGGTGATGGTTTCCACCTCATCATTCACGCCCAAAAGGCGGCGCTCTGCGTAGCGGACCTCCGGGCCTTTTCGGCTGACGCGATCACGCAGGCCGTAATGGTGAACACGGGCAATGCGCTGCACCTTGCCATCAAACTGCACGCTGGCGGAGTCCGCACTGGCGGCGGTTTTCAGGTATTTTGTGGTGCGAAGCTTTGCAAACATCTGGCGTTTGATACGTCCCTTCTTGCTGCGGGCTGTCACCCTGCGCGGCTCATAGCCGATGCCGTCAGGATTACGCTGCAGCCTGATGTTCTGCTGCTGCGTCCGGCGCAACTGTTGCGCCAGTTGCCGCATCATACGGTTGCGTGCGGCAGGCTCCAGATTCGCCAGCAGCGCCGTCAGCCAGTCATCAACCTTCTGCAGCTCATCCACGTTTCACCGTCCACATTTCTTCGGGTTCGTCCGGCTCCGGCACCGCTTCAACGCTTGACACGCTGCCGTCAGTGCTGACCAGCACACGCTCAGTCAGTTGCAGGTTCATGCTGATATCGCACACATCGTTTCGCAGAATATCCACTTCAAAGGTGAACAGTTTTTCGCGCAGATCCGGGTTGTTGATGGCGTCCGGCTGGCTGGTACTGAGCCACAGCAGGACTGGGGCCATCAGCAGATTCTGGTCGCCGCTGAAATCCTCGATCACCACGTTCAGGGTGTAGCGGTATTCCCATGACATGGAACTGGCTCCTGTTGCCACCAGTGATCCGTTATCAACGAAAAGGTGCAGCTTGTCCGGGTTGTCCCGGACATAGGCAACCACTTTATTCAGGGCGCTGCGTAAGGACTGCGGTTTGTTCACTGTCTCGCTCCTGACACGCAATAATTGTGTCCACTTTGTCAGCACAGACCGCCCAGGCGGCCTCGGTTTCATCCAGCACCGCATTCAGATCGCCGTTACTGCGCGGCGCTGACCTTTCCAGGCGGCACTGCGTCACTCTGGGACAGCCACTCACGGTAAGCTGCACCTCCGGCGAGGGCCGGGCGGTCCCGCAACCTGATAATGTCAGCAGGCAAAGGAGTGTCAGCCCAGCGGCGTAAATCCTCGTTTTCACTTTTTAGCTCCTCGATCCGGCGCTGGCGACTTCGCAACAGTGCGGTGGTCTGCTCCGCAGCCGCATAAAGCCGCGTCTGCTCCCGGCTGTTGGTTTCGGTCAGAATGGACAGGCCGATCAGCTGGCTGTTTTTCTTCGTCAGCTCCTGCGTTTTGCTTTTCAGCGCCGCGCCCTGCGTTTCGATGGTGTGGCTGGCATTGTTTAACCGCCACGACTGCCAGCCCAGCGCCGCAAGTGCCAGCGCCAGCACTACCGCCAGCGCACGCATCAGGCCGCCATCGGCTCATGAAGCTGCGAGCGGGCAATCTGATACAAAACCAGCGTCAGCAGGTAAAACACCAGGGTGATCACCCATCCCGAAAACGCCAGGCACAGAACAATAAGCAGCCTGATAGCCCATGTACGCACGGGTTTTACGGGGTGCGCCCTGAATTTGATTAATGCCGCCCTGACCTCATCGCGCGCCCGATCTCCGGCGAACCACCCGACAGCGCACAGCGCAGCAAGCAGCCAGGCGAGGAAGCATGACACCTGGACAGACGCACCAACCAGAACCGGCGCACCGCTGCGCGGATACAGCAGGCTGATTACCAACAGCGCAGCCCATGCCAGCTGGAAAAAAACGCTCATGACTTTCTTTTTCATTCCGTTAGGCTCCTTTTAAGCACCAGGCCATTTCCCGCGCGCGGCGGTTGTCCAGCCCCTGATTAAACACACCTTTGACATATACCCAGCGCGGCAGCTGATGGCAGGCATCCGCCCAGCGCCGCTGGTTCAGCAACTTAACCAGCGTGGAGCTGCAGGCGTTGCCGGTGCCCACGTTGAAAGCAAACGACACCACCGCGTCATAGACCTTTTGCGGCATCGGCTGCACCACACATTTTTCCAGCGCCCGCTCCACGCGCAGCACATTGGTGATAAGTCCCTGCGCCGCCTGCCGTTCCGTGATGGTTTTTCCAGGCACCACACCGGACGTATTGCCGATCCCGTCAGTCCAGACGCCCGCGCTACACTGATAAGGCTGCAGGCGGCATCCCTCGTAATCGGCGATCAGTTTCAGCCCCTCAACGGAGGTATGAAGCGACTGAAATCCGGGCAGCGTGGCTGCGATAGCCAGCACTGCCCCGACAAGGCAGCACTTAACGATTGAAGTATTCATATTCCCCCCGCGAAATCTTGCCGCCACGTAACAATTTGAAAGACTGGTGTTTGTAGTACCAGTTGATAGCCAGCATCAGCACACCAATCAGTACGCCGCCAACCGTTGACGCATCCTTGAGCGACAGATCGCCCAGCCATGCCAGCAGCACGGCAATGCAGTAAGTGATAAAGGCGCTGATTCGTTCAAGCGTCATAATTCAGTCCCATAGCTGGACGGTCTGCGCCGTGGTTGACGCCGTAATGTCCGGCAGCTCCACCTGCAGCCCGTGCGGTAAAAATGGGCCGTACTCAGCCAGCCCCGGATTTGCCTGCAGAACCTGCTCAGTGACACCCTGCGTGCGCCCGTAATGACGCCAGCAAAGCGCGTCCACCGTGTCATACTGATGCGCACGCACTTTCATCAGATAAGCTCCACCGTACAGTGCGGTGCATCCTGCACCCGGCTGATGGCCCAGCGGGCATCACGCCACAGATCGCCGCTGGCCTCCGCCAGCTCCTCCCCTCGCTTCACGCCTGACGCCGTGGCGTCATAGTCCTGATAACGCTCATTAAGCACAGCGCGCGCCCAGCAAAAAACAGCGTTGTGGTAGTGCCGGATACGCTCGCTTTTACCGTCCAGCATTTCTGCGGGAACCTCAGCAAGTGTCCGCCAGCCCAGCATCTGCTGACGGTTGCGGAAGTCGTACAGCTCAGCGTTAACCTCAGAGATCGCCGTCAGCACGACCTGCTTTAAACGCGGCTGCGTCACCGTGCCGTCAGTGCGCATCACACTGCGAAATTCCGACAGGTTCACATCAGGCCAGAACGGCGTATTTTTGATGACCTCCGCCTGTTCCGGTGCCTGTTCTGGCGCAACAAACTTCATGCGGCGTTCTCCTGAATAAGTGGGCGGTGGACGGAATTTTGATGTGGCAGTGCCTTTCGCCATCCCGTGCCGCCCGTGCGCGGGGCACGTTCGTTAGCGGCTGTCATTGCGCAGTCTGCGCTCCAGCTGCTGCTTTTCTTTTTTCACACCGCAGCGGGGATCAAGCTGCAGCGCATGGTTAAGGTGATTCAGGGCAGACGCCGGGTTGCTTTCGCTCAGTACAGCACCGATGGCTTTATGCAGGCGCGCCCGCGACTGGTCCGGCATATCCAGATCGGTGGTCAGGTCCAGCGTCTGCAGAAGCGGATCGGCATCAAAACCGGCAGCGGCAAGCAGAGCGCTTTGCGCCGCGTCTGCCATTTCTTCTGCCAGCACGGTCTGCACGTTACGGTTGCCCAGAGGCATCACCCAGCCATGGCGCAGCGCATGGCGCCCGATTTCGAGCGCACCGGCATAATCACCGGCGTCGATACGCCACAGCATCACGTACATCAGCACGTCATCCTGCTGCGCACCTCCGGCAGCCAGCACGCCCTCCGCCCAGGCGGAATATTTCGGCAGCAGTTCCACCTTGATTTCCGCCTTTTTCACCGTGGACTGGACGCCCTTGAGGCGGCGGCGGTCTTCTGCCAGCTGCAGCAGCATCAGGTCATAGCCCGACGCATGGCGAACACTGCCGCCCTCACGGGCGGCCTGTTCAGCCTGAATGCGCAGGCGGTGCTGCCGTGCGGGACTCAGGCTCATGCGTTATTCCCCACTTTCCGGTGCGGCAGGCGCGCTGAAATCACCGATTTCGATGTTTTCTACCAGCGCCGCGCAGCGGTAGTCCTCGACCACATACGCCTCGTTGACGGATTCAAAGTTTTCAATCCGGTCGCGTTTCGGGTTGTCGATAACTGAACGGCGGCGGGTGTCTTCCTGCCAGTAGATGGACAGGTTATCCAGACGGGTGATCAGCAGGGCATTTGCCGGGAAGAAAGGCGCGCGCACAGCCTGCAGGCCGCCCATGCGTTTCTGGCTGATGATCAGATCGGCGGCGATTTTCTCGCTGTTGTCCTGCTCTTTGTTGACCAGCGGGAAATACTTGTCAGACAGCAGTTCACGTCCGCAGACAACAACCAGCTCGTCATCATCCTGATACTCCACATCGATCAGCTCGTTGACGGTATCCATCACCACCGCGTCAAGATTTACATACTTACCACCCGGACCTACTTTTACTGGTTCTGCAGTAGTGGTGCCGTCTTCTGCGGTTTTGCTGCCCATGACGTGATCCGGCGCGTCTTCGCGGATTTTCTGCAGCCAGCCTTTATTGACGTCCTGCAGCAGCGGGTTTTCAGCACGGTTGGAGGTTTTGGCGCGCTTCACGCCGTTAAAGCCGATCATGATGCGGTCCAGCGCCTGACGCTTGACGATGGCGTTGCGGATACGCACCTGGAAGTCCTGGAATTTCGCCCACAGGTCCAGTTTTGCGTAGGTCAGCACCGTATCAAAGTTGGTCTGCTCGCATTTGTATTCCACGTCTTCCATCAGCGTCGGATCGGTAGGCTCGCGCTCTTTGGTGGTGGTATCGGTGGTTCCGGCAATGGTGCTGCCAACGCCCAGCCCCAGCAACTGACCGGACTGCTCAGTGACCGGCGTGATGTTAATCAGCGTCAGGAAAGCAGCAGACTGCTGGATGTGGTCTTCCAGAGTCTGCTGCACGGACGGCTCCACGGTGAACTTGCTGGAGAGTTCTTCAACATCCACACCATTCAGGCGCGCCAGCTGCTGCAGGTAAGCGTTAAAGGCAAAGCGGGTTTTCTTTTTCATCGGGTTTTATGCTCCATCAGCAATTGGTCAGGGTGCCTGCCGGTGCGTCACCGCCCGGCGCGCGCTGGCGGTAATCCTTGCGGCTGTCTTCGCGGCTCAGTTGCTGCTGTAGCTCGGCAAAGGCGGTCTGCTGTTCCTGCAGGGAGGACTCCAGCGCGGAAAGGCGCTCACCGTTTTCAGCCAGGGATTTATCAGTGCGCTCGCTCAGGTTCTGCTGCTCGGTGGCGACAAGTTCCACGGCTTTATGCACATCGGAGAAACGCGCATCGTCGGTCTGCTCTTTTTTGGTGAACAGCGCGGTGACGCTGGCAAAGAGGGACGGCTTTTCGTCCTGGGCTTCTTCCAGTTCGATCAGCGTTTCAACCGCTTCCGAAAACAGGTTTTCAGGGTTCTGCTTACGGTTTGCCAGCGGGTTATGTGCGGCGCTGGCGCTGAAAGCCAGCATTTCGGTGCCAAGGCTCGCAGGATCGTCCGTCGCACCCAGCCCCACAAGGTAGGCTTTGCCGGTGTCGGCAAACTTCGTGCTGACCTCCATGGAGGTGAAAAGCTTCTGGCCTTTTTTCACCAGTTCCACCAGGGCGTCAGTGGGTTCGATATCGGCATAAAGTGCCATCTTGCCCGCCAGCGGGCCGTCCTGGATTTCTTCTGCAACCAGCCCCGTCACCCTGCCATAGCGGTTAAAAGTGCTCTCCGGCAGATAAGACTTGATGTGCTCAAGGTTAATCAGCGCGGTATAGACCGTCGGGTTGTAGCTGGCAGCCATCTGTACCAGCCATTCACGCTGGATCTCGCGCCCGTCAGTGGTGGCACCTTCCACCCCGATGCGGAAACGCTTTGCTTTCACTGTCATGAGCCGTGCTCCGTTAGAAATAACTTACTGGAGTCTTATGTTTGCGGTGATGGGGGGAGTGAGACAACGCGCTGTATTTGTACGGTAAACCACACAAACCGCAGCCGGGGAAAGCCGCCATCCAAGGCCGTATGTTTGGGCCATGAACACGACACTGACCCCCGCAGACCTCGATCCCCGTCGGCAGGCCATGCTGCTGTACTTTCAGGGATACCGCGTAGCCCGCATTGCTGAAATGCTGGGCGAAAAAGTTGCAACCGTTCACAGCTGGAAAAAACGCGACAAGTGGGGCGACTATGGGCCGCTGGATCAGATGCAGCTCACCACCGCCGCACGTTACTGCCAGCTCATCATGAAGGAGCAGAAAGAAGGGAAAGACTTCAAGGAAATTGACCTGCTGGCGCGCCAGTCAGAGCGTCACGCCCGGATCGGAAAATTTAACGACGGCGGGAACGAAGCAGATTTAAACCCGAAAGTAGCCAACCGTAACAAAGGTCCGCGCAGGCAGCCGGAAAAGAACGTTTTCTCCGACGAACAGATCGAAAAGCTGGAAGAAGTCTTCCACGCCTCAATGTTCGACTATCAGCGTCACTGGTTTGAAGCAGGAAAAATAAACCGCATCCGTAATCTGCTCAAGTCGCGCCAGATTGGCGCCACGTTTTATTTTGCCCGTGAAGCATTGATTGACGCCCTGCTGACCGGACGCAACCAGATTTTCCTTTCTGCCAGTAAGGCACAGGCGCACGTCTTTAAGCAGTACATCATCGACTTTGCAAAAGAAGTTGAGGTGGAGCTGAAAGGCGATCCTATGGTGCTACCCAATGGCGCAGCATTGTACTTTCTCGGCACCAACGCCCGTACGGCGCAGAGCTACCACGGCAACCTGTACCTTGATGAATATTTCTGGATACCGAAATTCCAGGAGCTGCGCAAGGTTGCCTCCGGTATGGCCATTCACAAGAAATGGCGACAAACCTACTTTTCCACGCCGTCCAGCCTGACCCACAGTGCCTATCCGTTCTGGTCCGGCGCGCTGTTTAACCGGGGCCGAGCCAAAGCGGACAAGGTAGATATTGACCTGACCCACAGCAACCTTGCACGCGGCCTGCTCTGCCCTGACGGACAGTACCGCCAGATCGTCACCGTGGAGGATGCGGTGCGCGGCGGCTGTAACCTGTTCGACCTCGACCAGCTGCGCATGGAGTACAGCCCGGACGAATACCAGAACCTGCTGATGTGCGAATTTATTGACGATCTGGCGTCAGTATTCCCGCTCAGCGAACTGCAGGCGTGCATGGTGGACAGCTGGGAAGTCTGGACCGATTTTCAGGCGCTGGCGCTGCGCCCGTTTGGCTGGCGCGAAGTCTGGATCGGTTATGACCCGGCGAAAGGTACGCAGAACGGTGACAGCGCAGGTTGTGTGGTTATTGCTCCGCCCACTGTACCGGGCGGAAAGTTCCGCATTCTGGAGCGTCATCAGTGGCGTGGGATGGACTTCCGCGCCCAGGCTGACGCCATTAAAAAGCTGACACAGCAGTACAACGTGACCTATATCGGCATCGACTCGACCGGCGTCGGTCACGGTGTTTACCTGAACGTAAAAGACTTTTTTCCAGCAGTACGAGAGTTTGTCTACAACCCCAACGTCAAAAACGCCCTGGTGCTCAAGGCGTACGACATTATCAGCCACCGCCGTCTGGAGTTTGACGCCGGGCATACCGACATTGCGCAGTCCTTTATGGCTATCCGCCGGGCCACCACCGCCAGCGGCAACCGCCCAACCTATGAAGCCAGCCGCAGCGAAGAAGCCAGCCACGCAGATTTGGCCTGGGCAACGATGCACGCACTGTTTAACGAACCGCTGCAGGGCGAAGCCGCCAATACCAGCAATATTGTGGAGATTTTTTGATGAGTGAACACGACGCCCTGACCAGCACCGCGCCAGTGCAGGAGGCCGAACAGCAGAAGAATACAACTCACGCCGAAGCGTTCAGCTTTGGCGATCCGATCCCGGTACTGGACCGCCGCGAACTGCTGGACTATGTGGAATGCGTACAGATGGACAGATGGTATGAGCCGCCAGTAAGCTTTGACGGGCTGGCGCGAACCTACCGCGCCGCTGTGCATCACAGCTCACCGATAGCGGTTAAGCGTGACATTCTCAGCAGTACGTACATCCCGCACCGCCTGCTCAGCCAGCAGGCTTTTGCCCGTTTCGTCCAAGATTATCTGGTGTTCGGTAACGCCTATCTGGAAAAGCGCACCAACCGGCTCGGCGGCGTTCTCTCACTGGAGCCAGCACTGGCGAAGTACACACGCCGTGGCTTGGACCTCGACACCTACTGGTTTGTGCAGTACGACCTGACCACGCAGCCCTATGAATTTACACAGGGCAACATCTTTCACCTTATGGAGCCGGATATTAACCAAGAGATTTACGGGCTGCCCGGCTATCTCTCCGCCATTCCGTCAACCCTGCTCAACGAGTCCGCAACGCTGTTCCGCCGGAAGTATTACATCAACGGCAGCCATGCGGGGTTCATCATGTATATGACCGATGCAGCACAGAATCAGGAGGACGTGAACAATATCCGCCAGGCAATGAAAAGCGCCAAAGGGCCGGGCAACTTCCGCAACCTGTTTATGTACTCGCCCAATGGTAAAAAGGACGGCATCCAGATCATCCCGTTGTCGGAAGTTGCGGCAAAGGATGAGTTTCTTAACATCAAGAACGTTAGCCGCGATGACATGATGGCAGCGCACCGCGTGCCACCGCAGATGATGGGCATCATCCCCAACAATACCGGCGGCTTTGGTGATGTGGAAAAGGCCAGCCGCGTGTTTGTACGAAATGAATTAATACCCCTTCAAGAAAGGATTAAAGAACTCAATGAATGGTTAGGGGATGAAGTCATTAGATTTGCGAAATATACACTCGACGACATAAGCTAATTTTATTATAAAAGATGGTGCCATCATATAACGATGACACCATCGCCCCTAAAATTTATCAATTTCCATACATGAAATAGCATCATTGAAAATCGAAAAATGCTCATCAGGAACCACTGCAGAAGCCCCACTGGTTAATTCAAAACTAATCTTTGAATCAAGGTAAAACCCTCCTGCTTTTATTTTATCGAGCTTGAATTCACTATCCCCAACAAAAATCTTCAAATCATGCAAAGCATCGCCGCTAGAATTCAATTCCAAACATGCTCTTGTTTTTTCAGTAACAGGAAGATTTGACACCTTCACTTTGGAAATGCCAAACACCTTTACGCCGAAATTTTCTCGAATGACCCTCATGAAAGCTTTAAGATCTACGGTTAAATTCCCATAAGCAACATTTAACCCTTCGGCCTGAGACAAAAAATCGATAAAAGGTTTAACTGTTTTTGGAGGATTGTAAAAAGTTAACAAACATATCTTATTGCTGAGGGTTTGGATAGAAAAACTAATCTGATCAAATACAACCCTTTCGAATTCCAGCACCTCACCAAATGGATCGGCAATCGGCTCTAAAACAACAGATTTTTTATTGAAAGTTGCAGTCATACCATTATGAATGGTTTCATACTTAGTAAAACCAGCACCAATAGCATCAGAATAAGGCGTGTTTTTGATAAAATCAAAGACAGCTTCAGGGCTGGTCCTGATTTTCAATCTCATCCACTTCAATCTTAATTGTGACATAGCCACTCCTTATGATGTATTAGCTGATTTCCATTATAATAGAATAAGCTCTATTTTCAATTAATTTATTGAATCGCTCAGTTTCTCTACCAGAGAGTTTTTGCGGCTTACTGAAATATTGTCCGTTTGCCTTATATTTTCTGACTCCCTTAACTAAATATGAGAAATTAGTACAATTGAGAGGATCACCAAATTGGGCCTCAAGCTCAAATATATCTGGATCTGCCAAGTTCTCCTTGACCTTCCATTTTATTTTCCAGATATAGAATCCTCTATCATAAAGATCACTTAATTCATCAGATTTAAGTACCCCCTCACCCCTAAGTGATGCCCTAGACACATGCACTCCAGTTTCGGTGTTTCCATCTTCAGCCTCTATAGTTTCAGGCTTAGGGTGATATACATAAGCATCAGTAACATCCAGTAACTCATAGCCATCAAGTGTACGGATTAATTTATCGAAGAATAAAGTTCTAACATCAGCAGATGTATTGTGAGAGAGTGAAATTTCGTTTAATTTTAAATCAAGGTTACTATCATCCGCTTGCTCGTTCTGAATAGCGCTGATGTGCCCCAGTAAAAGCCCCTCGTAATCGTCAAGGTTTTCATTATCTGGACGACGGATACTGTAACCATCATCAAGAGGCTCAATTTCAATTAACGCCTCTTTATTAATAGCCTGTTTGAAATCACTTTTTCCATAATTAGTTGAAAGATATCTAATATTAATCAGAACTCGCGGCCCATCCACGATTATTTTACAATAATCATCCTGCCCGGTAATTTCTTTCTTAAGTTTTTCTGCCGCGTCTATAATACCTTTCTTATCTATACCAGTCTCAATTCTTACACATGTAATTTTTTCGGTCCTTGTCTGGCCACCTAGCAGGGTTGCAATTTTTTGATGCTCGTAATAATCATGAGTCATTCGAGAATAGTTTCTTGCCAATTCCTTTCGAGGAGTTTTTTTACATATAATCGTTCCTCTCTCTAAGAAAAGGTCTTGAATTTCATTTAGGGTAATTTGCTTTTGGTTTAAAGCATCATACAAAGCTTTATCAGTTACGCTGTGAATATTTTTCATTTCGGCTCCCAAGAAATAACTTCTGCAGAGAAGAATTCTTTTACTGTAGACACAACTTTAACGTCTAAATCTTCAAGCCTCTTTTTAGCTTCTTCATCTAACCCATACTCATGCGCATATTTTTCAACTCCCCGTTGAAAATGGGAGAGAATCCTCTCATCTTTTTCTCGATATGCCAGCCTTATCCTAATTTTATTTATACCATCAAGAATTTGATAATTTGACAAAATATCTAACAAATAAAAGAATTCATTGTCGCTGTTACCTTTTTTGTTGTAATACACAACAAACCCTTCTGGATAAACTTCCTCCTCAATACCTTTAGCTCTGTTAAATTTATAAACAGCACCATGTTTGATAACCATGAAAGGTGATGACAAGACTTCTATAGTAGCTGGAAGATATTTTTCAGTCACAGCAACCTTATGAAAAGTCAATTGAGGGTAATAGAATCCATATTCTTCATCAGGAAACTCTTTCTTGGCAATCAAATCATTCATATCATTCGTTATTGCCAACATATAATTAATCAGAAACGGATCGATTATATGAATTTGCTGACCTGCGGATAAAGGAATCTTTTCTAAGTTGACAGCCTTATCTCTTCTTCCTTTAGCGGGTTTGGGAGGATTAAAAAACTCATAAAAATCATGCTGCAACTGATTATCATGATTAAAAACAAACAGTAAACCGCGAACTTCACAGTCAATTTGAGAAAAATTATATTTTTCTGACCACTCAGGACTATAGCGAGCACATTCAATAGTTTTTGCTAATGACGCCAATGCAGATTCTATTTTTGACGCATTTATTGAACCTGCTTTATAACTTTTTAAATCAGTATTTAAATAAATAACTTTGTTTAAATATGGGTCTTTATAACTAAATACAACATCTACAGGATGCGTGTGCTTCTGCTTCTTACCTTCAGGCTTATGTTTAGCCTCATCATCACAAAGGAAATCTCGGTCGCAGGGGCCATGCTGCTGCCACTTAAATCGACTCAGTAGATCCTCCGATATGCGTTTCGCCAAATCTTCAATAGGGCCGTTCTCTGCCATTTGATTTCCTTACTTTTTTGCAGACAATTCTAATTGAAAGATAAAGGTAAGCTTTTTTGCTTGCAAGGACTTTGGACCTAACGTGAGACGCTGAGCGCGCGCTCGTATCCCCGCCACGCCTGCCCGCTTTGTGTAGTGGTTTTCATGCACCTGCATGACATAAGCAAAAGCCCGCCAGTTCTGGCGGGCCTGAGCAAAAACGATCCTCAAACGATCATGCGATTTCATGCGGCATAGACATGCACAACAGCGCTAACGCCTCACGTGGCTCGTTGTTCAACCTTGCGGACGGTAAAAACCAGTTTTATCGTCCGCAACGTTCGCTAATGTAACCAGCTGTCGTCCTCCCAGACCTGCTGCATTATTTCCATCACTCGCTTTTTGTCTTCATCCAGTTTTAACCCGCTCAGTTCAACACCATTGGCGCTGCCCTTGCGGATACGAATTGCTGTTTTGGGATACAGAGGGCGCAAATTACGGTAAAGCTCGGATTCAAGGGCGTCCAGTGTAGCCTGGCTAATCTTCTGCTCTTTATCGATCATTATTTCAATGCGCATACAGATTTCCCTTAACTGGTTACGTCCATTGACCGGCAGTATTCATGGCTGCGGATTTTCGCCATCAGCTCGTCGGTCAGTTCTGACACCCACTGGATAGCCAGCCGCTTTTCTTCGTCGCTGCACTCACTAGCCGCTACAAGCTTAATAAAAAAATCAATGCGCTGGAGCTTCAACGACTCCAAAATATAGTCCTGCATCTTCCCTCCTATCACGACCTCGGATACGCATTAACTGTATGTATATCCACTGTTTATATATACAGTGTACCCCTGATATCCAAAAGTAAAATATTTTTTATCCGTCAATGAGAACGTTCTTACGAAGGTCGTTAAGAGCATGAATTGTTAAAGCCTTGCCGTCAGTATCACTGACGCCATTTGTCATCTTCCTGCAGTCGATGGTTGCGGTAAAAAATCCGTAGCCCGGCACCTGACGGAATGCTGCCACCACGCAGAAGCAAATCAATCTCAGATGCACTACCTTCAAACCCTCTGGCTGTCAGTTCTGCCTCAAGCTGCAGGCGTTGCTGCTCCGAAATATTCTGTTTGTATACTGTTTTCCGCTTCGGTTTTACCAGTCTCAACCTGGCTGTAAGTTCCCGCCGTTCCTTCTGGCCCATATTGTGGAGATAATCCTGCAGTTCCTTCTCATTCATGGTTTTAATATCGGGTAAATCACCCCCTGATTTGTTCAGATTTTCAACAGGGGGACAGTTATTGCCACGAGTCC